CTGTAAGTTGTAGTGATGGGTAATGCAGTCTCCTTCATCCTCTTATATTCCTTTTCCAGCATTCGACGTCTTGCAGGCACAAAACGAGCAATCCACTCATCAGTGTCAATAATCTCACAGGGGTCGTTCAAGAGGTTGACCAATTGAGGGCATAGAATTTTAGTCTGATTGGTCATAACATTGAGCAACGAGAGCCACAAACCTGGCTCAGGCTTGTTGCGTGGAGCTTTGATGGCCCTGTTAGTGACGGCTAAAACCTCATTGTGCACACAGGCACGAGGAAAAGTAGCCAAGTAGTTTCCACGAATAACAGGTCCATAATGCACAGCGCAAACAGATGGAGTACAAGGTCCGTCTTGATAATCAATGCGGGAAGTTTGGGGAATGGGGACTAGTGGGCGTCCGTGCATGCAGTACGAATAAACAGGTCGTGCTGCATAACGTTCTCGAATAACAGGTTTCATAATAAATCCGTACATATTAATCGAGCGCCATCGTGAAGGCATCACGGCGTACACTAATGCCATAAACCAAACAAGTAACGAAAGGCGTAACAAATGTGAGGCGATAAAAGATGCATACCCGGGGTGAAGTTGCCCATGCAGGCCAAAGAACAAAGCGAGCATGGCAAGCACCAAGTAGGGCAGTATTGAAACCTTACGCACAGTATTGTAATACGCAACGGGTCCCATTTCTTGCAGGTTAAATTTCCTGTGTACGCGTATAATAATAGCGCACAAACAGAAAATCGACAATCCAGTCCACACATAATCAAACAAGCGAGAATAAGCGTACACGACGCCATGTTCCAGAGAAATCTCTGGTCTGCGCTCAATTTGTATAAGTAGACGGATGACAATCCCGAAGACATGTCCGAGGACCATATGCACAGTCAGTTTCTTCAACAGGTAGACAACATTTGGCCAGCGCCGGCCGGCAAAGCCACCTGATAAAAGAACGATCAAGGTCTCAAGCATCAACACTATATCTCCAGCAGGAGTTAGTGATAACAAGGACTCTAGATCCTGAGCATAGTGCATATCAATGGTATCAGCAATAGAGCGAGGAAAATACCACCCAAGAATGTGGGGGCGAAGTACTTCATTTGCAATGTGCACGCTCCTTGCGCCACCAGTACGTGTAACGGCATGCTGGTAAAACCAGAAACCGTACAGTCCAGCGGCAAAAAGAGCAGTGTAGAGCCACGGCACCCAGAGAGTGGACAACAAAAGGAGAAGGGAAACAGTGATGAATAACAACTGATTCCAGTCAATCTCGAAAATGTCGCCACCACTCAGCAAGGTGTTGAGGTTGTTCATTGTGCGCCTCGCAGGGTTAGTGCGAG